TTTCAAATTGCGGTAGCAATAATCAGTACACCACAGAAGATGATAGAAACCACTTCTATGAGAAATGTACTTGCGATGGTGCTGAGTTCTATGCGAGACGCTTCACAGCGTATCGTCAGTCACTACTCTCGGGACTCCAAACCGGAGTCTACGAAGAACCTAGTGACTACCCCGCCGACAAACGGGGAGACTCGGCATTACCAATGTTCATGTATAAGGCATGGCGCTGCGTTTTTGATGACGCCGGCGTTCTATTGTCTAACATCAGCATTGATGCTGTCTCTTGCCTTAACCAACTGTTCGCAGTTTTCGGCAAGATTAGAGGAGGACATACCCCTGAATCGACCACCCGGTGTCTGGAGTCTTTCGTACGAAACGAAAGGTTACTCCGCGAAGACATCGGGAGATTCGACGCTGGCTCTTCCGCCATGGAAGAGTCAATCCAGTATGAACCTAAACCGCACGGGCGTTCTGCCAGAGCGGGGTTCATTATGGAAACAGCGCGATTTCTTGTTCGGTACGTACTATCGAGGAGCGATCCTCGGGAAATACTTCCCAAACACGGTTCAGGTGCGTCCGCTTGCGATACCCTGGTTTACCAAAGGTATCAAGAGCCCAGATTTGTCGAAAGTATCGACAGAATCTGGTCATACCCAGAATACTTCTACTTAAACCTGCAGCATGTCGCTGACAAGTTGCCGGCAGTAGATCCTGGGGGCCAACGCATTATAGACGGTTGGCCTGTGTCTAGCCCGCTGAGATCCGTTGAGGGTCTCAGCCATCTGGATACGTATGTTCCGTGCGCCAAAATCCTTGTAGTGGATAAAGACGCGAGAGGTCCCAGGATAATCTCCTGCGAACCGCGCGAAACTATGTTCATCCAACAGGGTTTGAATGAGAAGCTTACTCAGCTCCTCGAGTCGCACCCTCTAACCCGTGGTCTGTGTAATTTTACAGACCAGACGGTAAACCAACAACAAGCGTTTCTTGGGTCGATTACCCAAGAATCTTCAACGCTTGACCTAAAGGACGCAAGTGACTTGCTCTCCTTGGAGCTCGTGAACTACCTCTTTCCCAAACACTGGGCAGAGGCGCTAACGGCTTGTAGGAGCGCGGAAACTTGCTTACCAGACGGTACGTTGGTTCCGTTATATAAACATGCGCCTATGGGTTCAGCTTGCTGTTTCCCTGTTATGGCGCTGTCTATATGGGCTATACTTACAGCACTCACCAATCTCGAAGACGCCAGGAGTGGCGTCCACGTCAAGCGTCGCAAGATGCGAACACGTGTTTTCGTGTATGGTGACGACATTATCATCCCCACTCAGTTCGCACCGAGTGGGATCAGGATGCTTGAGCTCGCTGGCCTTTGTGTCAACAAGCAAAAGTCGTTCGTAAAAGGATTCTTCCGAGAATCCTGCGGTAAAGAATATTACCGTGGCGTGGATATTACTCCATGCCGCTTACGAGCACTTCCCGATGATAGTTACGATGCCCGGATGAAGGTGATCGCCTTTCATAACAACTGTTATGAGAAGTACGGCCTTCAACCGATCGGGCTGTCTGCCTTGGTCCACGCATGGTACCACCAAGTTCCCGAAAGAACTATTGGTATGGTGCGCCCCCACACTACGGATCTAATCAATCCGAGTACGGGAGAACCGCCTTCTTTATGGGCGGGTATGGATGGTATGATTCAGAATGCGAGCCACGCTTGTGTTTTGAACACGTATCGCGCAGTTAACGATCACCTGAGGCGCCGGCGCGTTAAAGCTTTACAGCTCACGCAGTTCCGGTTTCTAGCCTCAGTACCTTGTCGGTTTTCATACGACAAGGATGACTGGAGTCAACTGTACCGTGCGGTAATAAATCCCCGCACGCGTATGGCTCTGGGCGTCGACTCGCTTGCGAAGCGAGTGCGTTATAAATATCGCTGGGCA